ATAGTAGTTTTACCTGTACCATTACGAGAGCCATCGCCACCCAAGTCTAAGTTGTTACCCAACACAAGTGTTAAGCCTGCGTTGTCAAAGTGAACTGCCTGTGTGACATTGCCCACACTCATAAAATTCTTTACGGTGATATTTTTAATTGTTAGCATGTTTAAGTTGTTAGTCCTGTATAAATGTCTACTAGTATTTGTTTTTTAATAGTATCGCTTTGTACTGATTGTAATTGCGATAATACAATAGTGTCCACATTTTCTACTTGAATGTCTACACCCTTATTCCAGTCTTGTGTGTGTTCTTCTTTTTTACTTGGCATAAGATTAATCTCACGCAAGTCATATTGTTTAGCAAATGTTTCCTTAATAAAGTTTGCTTCTTCGTAAGTAATGCCTACATCTAAACTAACACGAGCATGTGTCTTGGTACCCAAGAACTTGTCTGGATTGTCAATTAGTTTACTTAACGTTAGTGTTCGATACTTTGGTGCATCAGGCCATGCTTGGTATTCAATTGTGCCATCCCAATCTAAGAACATACAACCTCTATCATCATCCCATGCATCAGCATAGTTGTGTGGGAAGCAGTTACCTGGATAAATTACATTACCACGCTCTTGTCTTTTATGGAAGTGTCCACTAAAAACTTTCTCAGGCCTTGACAAATCTTCTGCTTTGAGTCCGCCGTGGTCTGGCATTTGTACAAGTGCATTCATGTAAAAGCTAGGCAATTCAAAATGCCCAAACATAAATTTACAATCAATCTCTTTTAGTTTCTTCCACTCGTCATCACATAACCAAGGAATAAACGCAACACCATCTTCAATAAACATTTCATTGTTTATCATTCTAATGTTTTTAAATTCTTCAATCATTGATAAGCTATGTATCTCACGCTTCTCACGATAATATAAATCGTGATTGCCGGTAATCATAATAACTTCTTCAAATGATTCACTGAGTTTACGCAAATTACTAGTTGTGTAATTGAGTGTACTAACATTAATACTTGCACGGTTGTGATGCCAGTCGCCTAAAAAGAAACATTTTTTAATGCCTCGTTTGTGTGCTTCTTCAATCATCCATGTAATAAAATCTTCACAATCCTGATTGTGATGTCTACTGTTATTCTTCATGCCAAAGTGAATATCAGTAAAAATTACTGCCTTATCAAAAAACATTTATTCTCCAGTTTCTTCGTTGTCTACTTCTGGTACTTTATAGTTTGTTACTTTAACCGTAGGATTCATTTCTTTTTTCTTAGTCTCATTTTTAATATGAGCTTCCCATTCAGCATTAAATGTTCTAGTGCTACTTGGGTTTAATCCTTCTTCTTCTAGTAGGTCATCTCTGATATTTTGACTACGCTTTTCTAAGTTCAACACTCTTGTAAAACTATTATTGATTGCCGCAGTATAATAAGCAAATGGATTTTGTGATTTAAGTTCATTAAATTGCAATCCAATTTGTGCAAGTTGCAATAATGCTTGTCCACGCATTTCATCTACATATGTATAACCTCTCCAGTTGCCACGCATGCTATAGCGTTCGCATAATTTAATATACATTCTTGCTAGTTGTTCTGTTGTTTGACCGTGATGAACATTAAAATGTCCATTGTCTTTGCCACCTTCCCAATGACTACGTGCTACTTCTGACCATTCACCTTTAATTACTGCATAGTGTTTAAAAGGAGGAAAGTTACATTTAGCATGTAAATCAGCTTCAGTCTTTGGTTTGTTTTTTCTATTTTCTTCTGGTACATGTTCGAATGTCATTACCCTTACTACAATGTCATCATCATTAATAGTTTCAACATCAACAGCAAAATCAGCCGCTCTTGGCTTAGTCTTTTTGCCTGTTAATCCTTGTTCCCAACGAGCAACCTCTGCCTGATGAGCTAGTTTTTGTAGTCTTGTTGCTCTATTTTGTTTTGCTTCAGCAACGGCGTCCGGAGTAATTTCATCAAAACCTGTTACAATGAGATCAAAATGTGTATAGTTTTCATCGTGTGTCCAACAATATGTCATTTTACTATTATGTATTTCTCTTAACAAGTCTTTGTTTGTTAAGTAAAAAGTCTTTTTTGGTTTATTCATATCTTGAGATTTCCTTTATTTACTTAGTATTATACAGCAGACCCGGCCCTAATGTCAACCGGTTTTTTCAATTAGATAAATACTACGAACGGAGAAGTAATTATGTTAATTGAACATGTTTTAAAAGAGGAAGTTGACAACATAGCTGTATTTTATGGCGGTCGTTTCCAACCTATGCACCAAGGACATCACGATGTTTATAAACATCTGGTTCAAAAGTTTGGTGCGGATAATGTATTTATCGCCACAACATTTAGTCAAAAAGCTGCCAAAGCCCACTCAAAAGGTGACTTTAGTAGTGATCCCTTTACATTTGATGAAAAGGCAAGCATTATGAATAAGATGTTTAATATACCCGGAGATAAGATTATTAAAACAAATCCATACAGACCAGATATGGATGCAGCAGGCAGAGATCCAAACACCACTGCACAGATACTTGTGTATGGTGAGAAGGACGCAAATAGACTTGCAACAGGCGGAGAAGGGTTCTTACATAAACTACCAAATGATATGAATGAATTGATTCCAACTGCACAAGAAAGAGGCTACGTATATGTAGCACCACTAATGCAAGGTGGGATGAGTGCAAGTGACTTCCGTGCAGACATGGCAAGCGAAGGCGAAGAAGAATCTAAAAAGCAAGCATTTACTAAGTTCTTTGGAAAATACAATGAACAGATTTTTAAGTTTATTGAGGAGAGGTTAACATAATGGCAGGCATATCAGAATCAAATAAAGTAAGTTTAGTACTTAAACAAAAAGGTAAACCATTTTTTACAAGGGGAATATTGAAACCTTTAAGTGAAATAGGCGGAGTACTTTTTCCATATACTCCAACTATTCAAGTATCGCATGCTGCTAATTACGGAACATATGATATAACAGGATCAGTTTATCAACAGAATTATTATATTAATACTGCAAACCCAGGACTAAGTGTAACTGCTATGTTTACATGCAACACAGAAGAAGAAACACTATATACGGCAGCAGCTTTTCAATTTTTTAAAACTTGTACTAAATCTGAGTTTGGTATATCTGCTGGAGATAAAGCTGGTACTCCTCCTCCAATTTTAAGATTTAATGCGTATGGATCTGTGCACCATAGAAACGTGCCATGCATATTGCGAAGCTTTACATATACATTACCAGAAGATGTTGACTATGTAGAAGTAGACGTTGCAGGTGAAAAAATAAGTCTACCTACACAAACTATTGTGTCGCTTGAACTTACACCGCAATTACCTCCAAAGACAGTAAAAGATAAATTTAATATAAGAACATTTGCATCGGGTAGTTTACTTAGCGGTGGAAACAACGGAGGGTTTATGTAATGGCAACATACAGAACAGATAGCGTATACAGAGATACAGAAATTATCAATGATCAATATCTAGACATATTAAATATTGATACAATTGATGTTAAAAATACCACAACTAAAATTATTACACTGGATTCAAAATATGATCAAAAACCAGACCTATTAGCAAATGACTTATATAATAATGCAAAGCTATGGTGGGTATTTGCATTATTCAATCAAGACAGTTTAGTAGATCCAATTGTGGACTTTAAAGCAGGATTAAAAATTAAAGTACCAACAAGGTTCTCATAACATGGCAAATACACTAGCGGACAGAAACAACAACCCAGGTAATATAAGATATAACAGTAACATACCTTGGCAAGAAAAAATACCCGGCGGAGGCGAAGGGGGATTCGAAGGATTCACTACTCCTGAGCATGGGGTAAGAGCTGCTGCTAAAAATCTATATACATCTCAAGAACGATATGGAAATAATTCAGTAGCGTCTATTGTTTCACAATGGGCACCACCTGGTGAAAATCCTACAGATGCATACATAAACAAAGTAGCAAATGATCTGGGTGTTGACCCATATGCTGATCTAGGATCACTAAGAGATAATCCACAACTAACCGCAGACTTGGTAAAGTCGATGACAGAGATGGAAGGTGGTACTGTAGGCGCTGATGGAAAATACACAGATAACGTAATTAAAAATGGTGTGGCTTTAGCAAATGGAACGCCAGAGTCAGATATTACATTTTCCGAACAAGACACAGACCATAACCCAAATTTATATGGCGAAGCAGAAAACAACACGGATGAAATTGATACAAATGAGGCAGCAGAAAGCAGTTCTAGTAGCATAGCTACTGTAAGTGATATAATTACACCAAACTGGTTAAGTACTGTTGATAGTCCAACTTATAGGTGGACGTTATACATAGTTGATAACGAAACTTTTAACAATCCAAACTTACTAGGAAATGATGACGCATTGCTTAATAGCAAGAAAGCATTCATTATTGCTAAGACAGGAGAGACAACTGAATTTTCTATAGACAACTTTGCATGTATATCAGTTGTTACACCTGGACAACGTCACGGTAATACAACTCCTGGAATAATACAATTTGATTTATTTGAAACATTGGGTTTTACGTTTTTAGACAAGGCGCTTAAAGCAGGTATAGTATTAAACAAGCCAGCAAGTTTACATTCTCAGAATTATATTTTAAAACTAGAATTTCTAGGAAGAGATGCAACAACAGGTGGCTCAACAATATATCCAGGAACATTTTTATATCCAGTAAAATTAAATCAAATTAGAAGTACAACTGGTCCAGAAGGAACACGCTATAATATAGTTGCATGGTCGATAATCAAACATGCACAAACTGAAAGTGTTACTGATACACCAATAACAATAAAATCTGTAACTACAGTAAAAGATTTTGCCGAAGGTTTAGAAAAGGCATATAATACTGGAATCATAGATGGAATGAATAAAAAAGACTATAAAGAAGGTACTCTTCCTCCTAAGCAAATAAAAATTGTATTTGATAAATCATCAAGAATAGTATCACGTCCTGATACAATTACATCAAAATTAGATAGTTTTGATTTAAAATATAATGCATGGGGGGAAGCAGATGGAAGTGGCGGTCCACGTTCGTTTGCAGATGTAAATTCATTTGATGTAACAATAGAAAGAGAAACAAATCTATCAATGAGCATTGCAGAGTTGATTCAAAATAATTGTATACCTTGGCAAAATTATGTTATAAAGTCACAAAAAGAAGGACTTACTCCGTATATTACAGTAGATCCAATATATGCATACCCTCCACATACCAAACAAAAAAATTATGGTAATGTAGAGCCGATACTAATTACATATAATATTAAAATAGGAATAAGTGCTAGTACGCCAAATCTAAGTATAGCTGAACACAATAAACAATTTAAGGATGCATCCTTTCAAACATCAAAAATTAATTCATTACCTATTGAAAAATCATATACGTTTTTATATTCTGGATTAAATACAGAAGTAATAAATTATCAAATTGATTTAGAGGGATTGTATGTAGTAGTTGACACTCCTGCTTCTGGAGTATACAGAAACGGAAAAGATGCAGATGGTGAAGAACAATTTGTTAGCACAGAATTAACGTCTCCTTATTTAGAAGATATACCACAAGGTTCAATTTCATCTGGATTTAATAATTTAGTAGTAGGTGGAACTGCAAAAGCAGATTCGGCAGATAATGCAAAAGTAAATGAAATTAGTAAAAATAACATTGCAGCGATATCCTCTAGGGCATCACAAATGGCAAAGCGTGAATTTGATGCTTATCAGTTTGATTTAGAAATTAAAGGTGACCCGTACTGGATGGGAAATATGCAAGCAACTATCAAGGGAAAACTACAAACGCCAGATTATAGTACACGCGATGCATTGATAAGTTTTGTACAATACAATCCCAATGCAGATAAGTTGCTCACCGAGCAAACAAAAGGACCAGTTGATATTGTTTCATCTGGAATATATAAATTAACAAAAATTGAAAGTAGATTTCAAGGTGGACGTTTTACACAATCATTAAGTGGTTACAAGGATGTTACAACAAATACAGCATTGGTTTTAAATAAACTAATAGATTTATCAGAAAAAGGCGGAGGTTAAAAATGGCAGGACTAATAAAGCACGACGGTGTACATGTTTCAAGTAGAGGCAAACAAAGCAGTGGAGTAGGTGTTAATAATCTCAGCGGAATATACATAGGCGAAGTTATAGATAATAAAGACAGTTTATATACTGGCAGAATAACTGTGCGTATATCTGAATTTGGTGCAAAGGATAATGATCGAATTTGCCTATTAGCAATACCCTACGGCGGCCACTCAAAAGTCAATGATAGTGGAGCAGATGAACAAAATGAAGCAGAAGCACCTTTTAGTTATGGAATGTGGCCACAACCACCAGAACTAGGATCAAATGTTATTGTTGCATATACAACCAGTCACGAAAATGGTGTTGTATTGGGTTCATTGATCTCAAAAGATAGAAATGCTATGATGGGCGGAAGAGCAAGCGGACCAATATATGCAGACGGCGAAACTAGCCTAGGACCAATTGGTGCTGAGAAAAATCCAAGAGATAAAAATGATGCAGACACAAAACCACTAGATGAATACTTCCAGTCAGTATTAAATCAACAAGGCCTAAGTGTTGACTATGTTAGAGGACATAGTCAAAGTAGTGCAAGAAGAGAATCACCTAGTAAGGTATTTGGAATTACAACACGCCAAGGACATGTACTGTCAATGGACGACGGTGATGACAGTGGTGCTAGTAACAATATTAGATTGAGAACTAGAAGTGGCGCTCAGATTTTAATGGATGATAGTAATGGATTTGTTTTCGTTACAAATCAATCAGGTGATGCTTGGGTTGAAATGGATGCTTCTGGACATGTAGATGTTTATAGTAAAGCAGGCATAAGCATGCACACTGAAGGCGACTATAATGTACACGCTAAAGGTAGTATTAACATGGAAGCCGAAATTGGAGTTAACATAAAAAGTTCAGGCGGCGATGGAATAAAATTAGAAACAACAAGTGGCGGCATAGATATTTTTAGTGAACTATCTATGCATATAGAAACAAAGGCAAATTATCATTTATTAGTAAGGGGTAATCAAGTTATCAAAGGCGCCAAGATAGACATGAACGGCCCACCGCCAGAATCTGCTACAAAAACTACAGTACAAAATCAAACACCAAATGATAACGTAAAAACTAGTGTGGCTAGTAGAGTTCCAGAACATCATCCTTGGAAGGGTGTTAGTGCAGTCGAAGAAACGTTCACTGCCGGTAAGGGTAATACTGTATAATGCAATCGTTTAATTTACAATCAACTATTGATAATAAAAACTTAATAGACTATTCTCTATTTAAAGTGTTAGATAGTGTTGCGACAAGCACACAGATACCATTGTCGCAACTAGAAGCAAGTGACAAATTAATAAACTTAAAACTTAGAACTACTAAATGGCTTGGATATGAAAAAAATTCCATGATAGGATATAAATCAAAAACCGGCTTAGGTGGATCAGGAATAACAGAACAAGATGCGTATATTGTTTGGATAGAAGATTTTAAAGATAAAGAAAAAAGATTTAAAAAGTTATTTCCATTGACTTCATTAACACAATCACAATACGATTCTATGCTAGGTCTATACACAGATACTGGTTCGTTTAGATTTGTTGGTACTGAAAATAGAAAATTTGAACTACAACAATTTATTATTGACGGCAAATGGGATCATGTTGCTACTGCTTTAACAATTAGCGGCGCGAACAGATTATCGAGACAAGCAGAAGCAAAAATACTAATGCTTGGAGATTACGGAGCAACTAAAAGTAGAACACTTATTAAGCAACAAGGAATACAAACACTTGTTAAGGAATACAGTAACAAGCAACTATCTGATTTACAATCAAATCAAGCCGAATATGTTTATTATGCTGAAACAAAAAGATTTTTACCTAACATGACTGAAAGTAGAAAACAATTACTAGTTAAACAACTCAGTTAACTCACTGCATAAATATTTAAATACTAATATAACACAAGGAATTTTTATCTTGAATAAAAGCGTTTTACTACTTAATGCTGATGGGCAACCATTATCACAAATGCCACTTAGCACAGTTAGTTGGCAAGATGCAATTAAAGCCATGTGGGGACAAAAAGTACACGTGATTAAAAATTACGAAGATGAGTTTCTCCGGTCACCAAAAGTAACTATTCCATACCCAAGCATTATCATGCTTAACACTTATCACAAACAACCCTCCAAAGCAAAATTCACTCGTAGAAATTTATATGTCAGAGACAAATACTGTTGCCAATATTGTGGCGATAGGTTTGCTTATGCTGACTTAACAATTGATCATGTTATTCCAAAGTCAAAAGGTGGAAGACTAACATGGGAAAACAGTGTTACTGCTTGTGGTCCGTGCAATGTAAAGAAAGGCGACAGCTTATATCCCTTACCTATGCAACGACCAACACACCCTTCGTGGTACCAAATAAACTATGCTTATCAGCACCATACGTTAACAATACCCGATGCAGCCTGGCAAAAGTACATACATTGGCAAGAAGATAAGCTAATTATAGAACCGTTATCTACCTAGTTAATCTTTTGCATAAATAGTTGTATGAGTAATAATATATTTGGATATACAACAATTAATCAACCTTATACTAGTAAAAGCCTCAGCGGCTTAGATCTGGCGAAGCAGGACTTATTGAATCATTTTAAAATCCGTAAAGGAGAAAAATGGTCAAACCCTGACTTTGGTTGCGACTTAGAATTATATGTGTTTGAACCACTAGACCAAGCAACACAAGATGCTATCGAAGAAGAAGTATATAATGTTGTGAGCTATGACCCTAGATTTGAAGTAAACAATTCAGATATAAGTGTAAACCATGACACACATTCAGTAACAGTTAATGTGAAACTGACTTACCTACCAACAACAACTGCAACAGAGTTGCAGATTAAATTCGATAAAGAATTTACAGAAAACGCAGAGTTTTAATTATGGCACAAAAATCAAGACAAAATAGACTATTTGCGGCAGAGGACTTTACAGTAATCTACGAATCATATATCAATGCAAACTTTCAAGCATTTGATTATGATACTATTAGAACTGCAATGGTTGACTATGTACGCAACAATTATCCAGAGAACTATAACGACTGGGTAGAATCAGCTGAATTTGTATCGCTACTAGATGTAGTTGCACAGTTTGGACACAACTTAGCATATCGAGTAGATGTGAATGCGAGGAACAATTTTTTAAGTACCGCACAAAAACAAGAAAGTGTTTACAAATTAGCAGAATTTTTAGGATATCAACCAAGACGCAATGTGCCAGCGTATGGTGAAATGAAAATAGTTAGCGTAAAAACAAACGAGCCAGTTATTGGTAGTGCAGGTATTAGTTTAGGTGGAACAGATTTAAAGTACGAAGTATCTAACAATGTAAATAATTTAGATGACTTTGTTACTGTAGTAAATGCAGTACTACAAAACAGTAACCAATTTGGTAGTCCAAAAAAATCAGTAGTAATTAATAATATAAAAACAGAATTCTACGATTTTAATAATACACCCAATCAGGTTAAATTTGATGCACAAGGATCAGTATCTGGTGCAAGTGTTACATTTAATATCATAAGCAGTGACTATGATAATTATACAAGATCATTTACAGAGAAATACCCCGACCCAGTTAATTCATTTGGATTATATTATAAAAATGATGGCAAGGGAATAAGCAGTGTCAATACTGGATTCTTTTTTGGATTAAAGCAAGGCTCGTTGCAGTATGAGGATATTGTGATTAGTGAGCCCATTGACAATGCTTCTTTTGATATTAATGCAACAAACGTAAATAATTCAGATGTATGGGTACAAAATATTAATAGCACAGGAAACGTTTTAAAGAACTGGACAAAGGTTGTTGACGTTAACAGTAATGTAATTTATAATAATCTAGCACAAGGCGAAAGAGATGTTTTCAGTGTAAAAACTAGAAAAGACAATGCAATATCTGTTGTGTTTCCTGATCGTACATTTGGTAACGTTCCAACAGACACATTAAGAGTTTGGTATAGAACAAGTGTTAACAGTACATACATTTTAAGACCAGATGACATTGCAACACAAAAAGTACAAATAAATTATACAGGAAGTGACGGCAACAACTACAATGCAGTGTTCACTTTACAATTAAAGCAATCAATATCAACTGCAAGTTCAAATGAAACATTAGATCAAATTAGAGAAAATGCTCCAAGAAACTATGCTAGTCAAGATAGAATGATTACCGCACAAGATTATAATACAATGCTTGGTAATAGTAACGGCGGCATCTTAAAAATTAAAAGTGTAAACAGAACATTTAGTGGACATAGTAGATATTCTAAATTTACAGACCCAACTGGAACATACAGTAATTTATACTTGCAAGGAAATGACGCAACGTTATATTCTGAAAATAAATTAGTAGCAGTGTCGGCTTCAATTTCAGATACTGCAAATGGGATATATCAAAAATATGTTAAAGATATATTAGACAATGACGAATTTGTAAATTTATATTATGATGGATTTAGGTCAGCAACAGAAACGCTTAAGACTACTGATCAAACACTTGATTCAAATGGTGATGTTGCAGTATTTACATGGAACAACGAAAGTAATTCTGCAAGTGGTGTACTGAGTGGATATTTAACAGACCCAGTAACATCTAACATAACTAGAGTAGGTCCAACTGCTACTACATATATGAAACATCTTAAGCCAGGTGCATTAGTTAAATTTACCGGAGGCAATGTAGCAGCAGGCAGTTTTGTTTCAGGAACAGAATATGAAATTACAATACCCGGCGACACAGACTTTACACTAATTGGAGCGCCAAACAGTTATGCAGGTACAGTATTTACTGCCGCAGGTATTGGAACAGGAACAGGAAAAGTTAAGCCTACTAAAAATATTTGGGCAAAAGTAGTTGACATAACCAATAATGGACTAGGTGTCGAAGGAACTGGTGTTAATGCAGGTAAGCCTACTGGACTACAATCAAACGGTACTGGTGCTATAGTGTTAGATAGAAAAATACCTACCAACAGTACAGTTGATATTATCTATCCTGCACTATCGAGAAAATTTTCTAACAGAGAAAAAGATTTATTTATTTCTTATTTTGAAAAGAAAAAACCATTTAGCATACAATATAACCAACAAAAAACAACATGGGAAATTGATACTACACCTCCTCCATTTTCTCAAAATGATACATACCCAGCTAACTTTAACGTAGCTGATATTGATAACAACTGGGTAGTCTATTTTAACTACACAGGTGTGTCTTATGATATCTATATTAGAACAAGAAGATTTATTTTTAATAGTGCATCTACTAAATTGGGAAATATCCAAAACGAAGTAGAAATAGGCTCGTTTACTAAAAAAGCAAAAAGAGATACTATTACTCTTAAGCAAGTAAACACAGACTTTAGTAACCCACAGTTTATTAGTGCTGGATCATTTTATGTATATGGATATGATTCTGCAAGTTCAAATGAATACAGACTATCTCTAATTGATAGTAATGCTGATTCGAGACCAGATAATCCAAACGTATTTTATGATATTGTTGGATTAAGTAACACGTCCGAAACATCAAGTGGAAACAGTGAGAATGGTAAAATAAACAACCAATTTGAATGGGAGCATATTGCTGCTGATAATCAAGTTGTTGATCCTAGTTTCACTAATGTTATTGATGTGTTTGCCTTATCAAAATCATATGATACTGAATACAAGAATTATCTAAAAGGCGCAACAACTACAGTACCTACTCCGCCAACCAGTTATGAACTAGGAACACAATTCACAGGCGTAGTAGACAAAAAAGCAGTAAGTGACACTGTTGTATATAAACCAGTTAAGTACCGACCGTTGTTTGGTACACATGCTGATCCACAGCTTAAGGCTAGATTTAGAATTATTAAACTATATGGATCAAATGTTACAGATACTGATTTAAAAACAAAAACAGTAGATGCAATCGATTCATTTTTTAATTCAAGTAATTGGGACTTTGGTGAAACTTTTTACTTTACAGAACTTGCAGCATATGTGCATAAAGAATTATCAATGTCAATAAGTAGTTTTACTATTATACCACATGGTGCTTCAAGTGTGTTTGGCGAATTATTTGAAATCACTCCAAACATTGATGAAATGTTTATACCAGATGTAAGTGTTGACGATATAGATATTGTTAGTAATGTTGTTACTAAAACAAATTAGGATAAGGTTTAATGGCTAAGAAAAAAGCAGGAAGTTATAATACTCCAAATACAAAAGCATCTAATTTATTGCCATCAGTTTTTAATACTGATGTAAATAAAAAATGGCTTGACAGCACATTAGACCAAATGATTTCAAAAGGTCGTCTAAAGAATGTAGAAGGCTACATTGGTGATAAATCTGGAAACAATAGATTCCAAAGCGATGTTTATTTAGAAAATGGAAAATTAGATCCTGCAATTGTAATTACAAATACTGATAGCAAATTAGTAGATGCAATTACAATGGACGACATTGCAAATTCAATTAACATAAACTTTAGCGAATACAATTATAATACAGCATACGCAACAAAATCATATAGTTACAGACCCCCGATTAACATACACAAGTTTGTAGACTATCAAAATTATGCGTGGGTTGATCAAATGCCTACATACGAAAGTATTAGAACACTTGATGCTGCAACTGTAGGGACAGTAACATCTGGCTCATCATATCCTGCAAACCCATCACATGGTGATTACTTTGCACTTAATGATGGAGTAAGCACAAAAACTTATCAATGGGATAACAATGTTAAAGTTTGGCAACCAAGCGGAACAACAGATGCAATTTATACTAGGAACAATAATAATGCAGGATTTACAAGCGTAGTTAATCCAGTAGAAGCGTTAACTAATCAATTATCTTATACAATTGTAGATAACAACAATACATTTGATCTAGCAGATCAAATGCTTATTAAATTTGTCGGCGACGGATGGCACTCAGATTCACGCACAAAAACATATCTTGTTACAGGAACAGGCAAAGAGCTTAAACTGGTCAACATATATAGCTGGCCAATGAGATCAACATTATATCCGGAAACAACAAAAACTACAGTAACAGTAGGTGGAATATGGGATAAAAGTAAAATAACTGATGTTAATCCTAACAAATCAAGTTCATTATATGGTCCTGCTACAACACCTAGCGAAATGAAGCAAAGTTATAATGTAGACTCTAATAGATTACCAATATTTGATGGATTTGTATTTACAAACGAAGAGTCAAATAAAACACAATTTATAGAAGGTGAGTTAATATCATTCTCAGATAGCTGGAGCATTATCGGTCCCAATGGACAACGCCAGCTAATTCTACCCGATGCTGACTATCATAAGATTTGGTATACAACAGTAGACAATGTAACAGGTGATATTGATTTTACATTAATTGTTGATGCAGTGCAAGTAGGAGCTTCTAGTAAGTGGAGACAGTTTATTGTGCCCGGCACAGACGAAACAGTATGGGCAAAATATAAAGATAGACTAGAAGGATTTGATACACAAAATTACGACAAGTCTACAGTAATCTTTACTGAAAAAGATTATCAAGTAATAGAAACAGATAGCCCATTTAGAACCGCATGGAGCAGAAACAACAAATGGACAGATATTGATACTCTTAAAAAGGTCAACGAACTTATATACGGTGGTATTAATATTGAAGCATTAACTGATACAAAGTTTATTGCAAAGAGACCTATTATTGAGTTTGACGGCAAATTAAATATGTGGCAGTGGGCAAATTACTCACCAGACTTAGGCGATAGTCATTGGACCGGTGTAATTGACTTTATGGTTAAACCTGTTGGTGATTATGCACCAACAGAATCAGCTGGACCAGTTTACTCGTTAGATTTAAGTAAAGTTGAAATAAAAAGTAACCAGAGAATCTCGTTCACAGAAGGTAACTTATCAAATAAAATTTGGGAAGTAGGTTCTAATGGAGTATTAACAGAAAGTATTTCTTTAGTAGAAAATAATTGTGCATATGTAAGGGAAGCATTACCGGATACCGAAGATAAAATTTGGTCAAATAGTGATGTGTTCTTTGATGGAACAAAATGGAGCACTGGGCAACAACGCACAACTATTAACCAAATGCCACTGTTTAAACTTTATACAACTAGTGGATTAGCAGTAGAACAACTAGAAGGCGGCAAGTTTCAAGGTAGTAGACTTTTTAACTACAAAATAGGAACAGGCACAACCGATCCTGAATTAAGCATACCATTATCATATAAAGACATTAATGGCATTGGTGAGTATCAGTTTGAAAATTATTTGTTTACTGAAACACAATTTCAAAGTATTACATCTCAATTTAATAAAGACACAAATTACCATAGACAGATAATAGGACAAAACTTATTTAAAGTTAATGATAAATTAACTGATCTATATAAGCAAAGTGAAGAAATTAGTGGAGCAGAAACATTAGTAACACATGATGTAGATAGTGTAAGTTCAGACTTTACAATTAATACTGGACACAGTTCATGGAGAACAGATAGACGTGTTGCATTACATCAGCAAGACAAAGAATGTGTAGTAACAGAAATACAAAACGGTGTTTACTTAGACAAAACAAATGTAGATCATACAAACATATACGTAGGTAAAAATATACCTGTTGTGTTTAACAACTTATTGGAAACTGGTGATGTTAGATTTAAAACTGTAGCTGGTGTTGACATTGAAACAACTCCACAAGCAGGTGTAACTGTAACAAGAAGTGGAAATGATATTACCTTATCACTTACTACATACAGTAGCAAAATTATTATTGACCCAGCAGATGCAACATTAACAAATGACTATACAATTATACCACTTGACAACTATGATAGTATTCAGCATACAGTAGAAGTTAATGGTAATCAGTTAAGTCCTAATAATTATACAATCAATGCAGATACAATTGTTATACCAAAAGAAAAACTAAATGTAGGTGATATTGTTGATTTAAAATATGCAAGTAGTAATAATAAAAACAGAACTACAAACTTGTCATTGCCTAAAACTTTAAAACATAATCCAAATAACGAAATATTAAAAACTTTTACAATGGGCGAAACATTAGCACATTGGCAAGACATAATAACTTCTACTCCAGGATTTGAAGGTGATGTATTTGGTGTCAACAATTATGATGCAATTAATAAGCAACATTACTTTGGTGGTCAGATTTTTATTCATACTGATTTAAGTATTGTGCATGATGCCTTGTATGCAAACGATTCAATTAACATTACAAACGCATTAGCAACTGCCGGTGAAGATTGGGATAACTTTAAAAATAGATTTAGAAGTCAAGTAGTTAGGTTATACGAAGCTAACACTTATAAAAGTATTAACGACTTAGTTGACGATACAATTAAAGCAATTACAGTTACTAGGCAGGGCGGAGAATTATTTAAAACATCTAATATGGTTTATACAAATACTTCTCGATCAGAAAAATTTGTTTGGACAGATATCAACAACAATCCTAGAATATTTTTAAAAGATAATATTCATAGCGATGACAACATACAAGATCATGTTTATGTTTACTTGACAGACTGGAATGGAACCAAACTAGAAACTCGATTATTAATTAAGGATGTTGACTATAGGCAAGCAGGAAATTTAATTGAATTCACATTTCAGCCAATTTCAACACCAACTGAGATTCATCCAACAATTATAGTGCATCATCACGCAATGGATAATGCCTCATATGTTCCACCAAGTTTAACAAAACTTAAACTTGCATCTGGTATGATTCCAACATGGGACACTTCAACAAATACATTAATTGGACACGATGGAACACAGTGGAACTTAGGTTCTAGTGCAAAATTATTTGATATGAACTCTGCATCAT